AGATGTTAATAATATCGGAAAAAAATTATATACGATATGATTTAATGAAAAAGAGTGTGTAAGAAAAAACTAAATATAAATTAAATATTAAAAGCACGTTTGCAGACGTGCTTTTTTGATATTCAAATTTATTGAAAGGCGGTGATAGTGTGAGAGTAGGCACAACATACACATAGAAGAAAGGAATGGTGATCCGATTATCTCCCTGTTAGACGTGGGGTTATACGTCTTATTTTTATACAATTTTTTAAGAAAGGAATGATTTGAATGGCAGAGCCAACACCAAATCCATCAAAAACAACGGAGCCAACACCTCCGACACCTCCGACACCTCCGGAGCCTCCCGCACCGAATAACGGCGACAATCAAAAGGCGATTGATGACGCAGTAGCGGCGGCAAAAGAGAAGTGGGAAAAGGAACTTGAGCAAAAGCTAAAGGACGCTGAAAACGAGGGCATGAGAAAAGCCAAGTTGACAAACGAGCAAAGAAAAAAAGAGGACGACGACAAGGAACGAGCAGAATTTGAAAAGGCAAAGGCAGAGTTTGAACGTGAAAAAATCGTTGCATATGCCGAAACAGAACTTGCCAAAGTCGGATTGTCTGCCGAGATTGCAAAGTACATTGTAGTAGAGGACAAGGATAGCACAAAGGCGGTTATTGACAAGATAAAAGAAAGCTATGACAAAGATGTACAAGCAGGTGTTACCGAGCGTTTAAAGGGCAAAACACCGGATTTAAACGGTGGCAGTGGCGGTCACAACACAGGCAGTTTTATGGACATAATCAGAGAAAATCAAAGATAGGAGTGAAATAAATGGGTTATTTAAAAAATGAATTGACAGGATTTGTACCTGTCGAGCAAGCAACAGAAATCATCAAAATGGTGACAAGGGGTTCAAGTGTTTTAAGAATGGCGAAAGTCGAGGAAATGAAACACGAGAAAAAGAAGTTTAACGTACTTACAGACGGTCCGGGTGCTTACTGGGTCGGTGAGGGTGAAAGAATTAAGACAAGCGGTGCTACTTGGATTCACCCTGAAATCGAGGCGAAGAAGTTAGCCGTTATTATTCCGGTAACAAAGGAAAAGTTGGAAGATCCGACTATCAGCGTATTTGAAGAACTAAAGCCGGAAATTGCAGAGGCATTCTACAGAGCGATTGACGCGGCGTGCATTTTCGGTACAAATTCGCCGTTCAAGACAAACATTATGAACGCTATAGACAGCAAGCATATGGTTGTTACAGACAACACAAATATTGATATTGCTATATCTGACGCAATGTCAATGATTGAAGAAAACGGCTATGACCCGTCGGGATTTATCGGTCGTATCGGTGTTAAGAATATGCTGAGAAAATTGCGTGACGCAAACGGCGCACCTGCATATGTCAACGGTACAACAGGTGGTGAGTTGTACGGTCAGCCTATCGAATTTGTGCGCAACGGTGCGTGGGACAACAAACGTGCCGATATTATCACAGGTAACTTCAAGTATGCCGTTGTCGGTATGCGTGCAGGTATCAATTACGAAATTCTTACCGAGGCTACACTACAAGGCACTCTTGACAGTGACGGTAAACCGCTATCACTTGCGGAGCAGGATATGGTTGCAATCAAAGCTACTATGCGTTTAGGTTTCCTTGTGGTTAAGGACGACGCATTTGCCGCATTTAAGAACGGTGTTCCGACACTTGGCGAATTGACAGTTGAATCGGTTGCAGGAACAACAGGCAACACTGTTATTACAGTATCGCCAAAGCCTATCGGCGGTCACAAGTTGGTTTACAAGACTGTCGCAAGCACCGCTCCAAGTGTTGCGTATGACGACGATTTGTCGAAGTGGACAGAGTTTAACAACGGTGACGAAATCACTGCGACAAACGGTCACAAGATTACAGTTGCGGAAGTTACCGCAGACGGCAAAGCGAGAAAGTCGGGCAGTGCCGACGTTGTAAGCGGTGAATAATATGGAACAGTTGGGGACACTAAAAATGTTGTTGGGAATTAAGGACGACGAGCAAGACAGCTTGTTGTCCTTTTTGATTGAGGACACGGTTAATATGATTATGGCGTATTGTCATATTGATGTACTGCCACGTCAGCTTGAAAGCCTTGTTCCGAAGATTGCGGCGGATATGTACAGGGCGAAAGGTTACGGGGACAGTAAAAGTCCCGAAGTAGTCAAGAGCAGAAGTGAGGGCGAACGTTCCGTCACATATGCCGAAACCGACAATGACAAGATTTTCAGCAACTATTATAAACGCCTTGACCCGTTCCGTAAACGAAAGGGGCGTGTTCCGAGTGACATCAGTATTCAGTGATTTTTACGATAAAACTGTTATAATTGCAGAATATGAAATTGACGACTATACAGGTAAAACCGAAAAGACTGTATTGTCCGAAATCAAAGCCGATGTACAACCGTACAGCGGTGGCAGAGCAAGAGAGCAATACGGTTTGGATATAGAATGTCAAATGCGTATGTTCTGCGATATGTCAGACGACGTAAAGGTCGGTAACAGGGTTGAATATGACGGCGACATATATGATATAACATATGTGCAGAAATGGGACAGCGGTTTGGTAGCAATGCTCGAAAGGAGTAGGCTGAAATGAATTTTTCAATCGAGGGGATAGAGAACGTTGTTGACAAGCTGACACAGTATGCGTCGGGCGATAAAATACAGCGAGGTTTGGCAATGGCGGGTGAAGTCGTAAGAGCGCACGCAGTGGCAAACTGTCCTGTTGCAACAGGACGTTTAAAGGGCAGTATCGTAAGCCAAGTGGACGGTGACAGCGTTGCAATCGGTCCGACTGCCGATTACGGTATTTATGTCGAATTCGGCACAGGCTCAAAGGGTGATAAATCTGTTTCGCATACGTCAAAAAGACACTGGACGTATTACAGTGGCGGTCGATTTTACACAACGTCGGGGCAAGCACCACAGCCGTTCCTCGTACCTGCACTGAAAAATAACATCAGCGAGATAATCGCTAAGTTTAAGGAGGTGTATAACTCGTGAAACGAGTTATAGCAAGCAAATACGAAGTATTTGTGTTAGCGTAGGGAGGATGATACGGTGTTTGATATTGGTTTGGAATTGCGGGACATTTTAAAGCAGATAGACGGTGTAAGTGTATGTTTTGCTTATCCCGATAATTTTAATAAATTGCCCGCAATAGCATATTACACGCTAACGGACAAAGGCTCAATGTCATATGACAATACGGTCGTTACGAATGATACAACTGTTCAGATTGATATTTACGCCGATTATCCGCAAACGTGTTTTGAATTGTCGGAGAGGGTATATAAATTGTTGACTGATAATGAATATTATCACGAAATGACAATGGACGTACCCAATCCCGACGACAAGAGTATAAAACATAGGACAATGAGATTTACGAAAGTAGTAGAAAGGAATGATTGATTTATGGCAAATACAGAGAAAAGAAAACCACTACCTACAATAGGTGTGGACAAGTACACATTTTTCGCAGTTTTAACAGACACATCAGAGGGTGCAACATATGGAGATCCGTATAATTTGAGAGGTACTGTCGAAATTGCACCGACAGACGCAGGCGGAAGTGATGTTTTTGACGCCGATAACGGTGCGTATGAAACATCAAACTACATTGAAAAATTAGGTCACGACATCACAAATGCCGATATTCCGCCGGAAGTTGATTCAATGTGGCGTGGACTGACACAAAAAGACGGTGTAGTAGAGGTTGGCAATGATACAAAAACAGTTTATTTCGGTGTTGCGTGGAGAATTATGAAATCCGACG